AGCTCCTCGCCCTACTGGCAGAGGGCTATGGTGTAGCGGCAGCGTGTAAGAAGGTGGGTGTAAGTCACACCTCTTACTACAACTGGCGCAAGAAGAAGCCAGCATTCAAGGAGGCCACGGAAAGGATTCTGTCCAGTGATGTTCATAAGGAACGCACTCTCCACCGGCAAGCCGTCGCGGATGTTGAAGTTGATGCTACATGGCAACAGAAGTTCATAGCTCTCTATCGCAGGACAGGCGATAGAGACGCTGCTGCTTCACAGGCAGGGAAGTCTGTCACGGACATCAGCAATGCGCTGGACCCTGACCACACAGACTTTGACAAGGCGTTCTCCTTCTCGTTCCAAGAGGAGCAGCAACGCAAGCTGTGGAAGATCGAAGACAATACACTCACCAAAGCGGAGCATGACGCTCCGACTGCACGCTTCGTACTTAGCAACCTCATGAAGGAGAAGTATGGAAAAGTCGGAGGGGAAGTCACTGTTAATCAGCTCCACTGGTACTCTGATAGAGGTGAGCAAGCAGCAAGAGGTGTTCTACGAGACATGTTCAGCGAAGAGCAACCATCCGAACTGGTCGATATCACCGATCAATGAGTTGCGCGACGCTGTGGCTGAGGAGCCCTACCCTGAGGACTTGGGAGATTTCTTAGATGAGGAAGGTGTTTTCGGTTGCATCGAGTGTGGAGCCTGCTGCCATAGGGTTGAGTGGACTCTACCCGAGTGGGTTATTAGAGGTACACAGGGACGCTGTACCAAGCTTCATGGTACGCAGTGCACCATCTACGCCAATCGACCGATTCAGTGCAGACTGGCCGATTACTGCGATGCGCTTGATCAGCATTTTAGTGACAGGGAACTAGCGACGTGTTGCTCCCATATGCGGAGGATGTGGAGTGATCGACCTACCGAAGACTCTGAATGACTACGTCCGCTTGGAAGAGCGGTTGAAGCATGAGGACCCTGACGTAGCGGCACACGTCATGCGCGAGATGGGCAGGTCTGACCTGTACTACCTCCTGCGCTACATCCTCTCCACCCGAGACTGGTGCGACCCTGAGGATATGGATGACGCCGGGAAGCCGAACCCAGGCGCCCGCAACTTCTGGGATCACCCCTGGCTCCTGGCTCGCTGCCGCGAAGTACAGTTCGACAGTGAGAACACACTCAACATCTGGTCCCGGTATCACGCCAAAACGACGATCGTAACATTCGCGTTTTCGATTCTTACCATGATCCAGAACCCCAATGTTACCATCGGCATCTTCTCCGTCACGAAGAAGGTAGCAGAGGCTTTCCTGGGCCAGGTGAAGAACGAGCTAGAAGGCAATGAGCTGTTGCAGAATCTGTACCCGGAGCGGTTCTACAAGGAGCCACGCAAGGAGGCACAGTTATGGACAGTCGAGAAGGGCTTTACGATCAAGCGTCCTTTGAACTTAAAGGACTCAACAATGAACTCGTTCGGGCTCATCGATACTGCATTTACCGGCCATCGTATTTCGCACTTTATCTACGACGACGCTGTGAACGAGAGCAACGTCAACACCCCCGACCAGGTACAGAAGACCAATGAACGATGGGAGCTGTCCCTCAACGTCGGGATGCCAGGATGTAGACGGTACTACGTCGGCACCTTCTATGCCTACGGAGATACCTATCATCACATGGCAGAGCGTGGAGTCAAGCTACGTCTCAACCCCTGTTACGCCCTCGACTATGAGAAGTCTGTCTTCGAAACGAAAACTGGACTTCCTACGACGTTGGTGCACAAGAGAGATCAACCGGTCCTGTTCAGCCAGGAGCATCTCGACAAGGAAGAGCAGCTACAAGGCCAGACTTCTTTCGGTGTGCAAATGCTTTGTGATCCGAACGCTGGCGCGATGGCTGGCTTCAAACCGGAGTACCTGAGGTACTACACTGGCTCAACTACGAACATCGTCCGCCATTCTAACATCATTATCACCGTCGATCCTGCGTCGGACAAGAAGAAGGGTTCGTCCAAGACTGCGATGGTTGTGTGGGCTCTGGGGCGTGACAAGAACTACTTTGTGGTGGACATGGTTGTTGACCGGCTTAATCTGCATCAGCGTACAGAAATCCTGTTTGAACTGGTGGCGCAATGGGAGCCCCAGCAGGTAAGGTACGAGAAGTATTCCATGCAGAGTGACATCGAGCACATCCAGTACGTACAGAACCAGCGTGGATTCTACTTCCATATTGAGAAGGTAGGTGGTTCCCTCAGCAAGGACGACCGCATAGCACGACTCATCCCCCTCTTCGCCACCGGTAGGATCTACCTGCCGCAACGGCTGCAATACCTCAACGCGGAGGGTGAGATCGTAGACCTGATCCAAGACTTCATCAAGGAGGAGTACTCTCACTTTCCAAACACCATGCAGAAGGATTGCCTGGATAGCATGTCACGCATCTGCGAGATGGACCTACCACTGCCCTGGCCCAAGCCGAGGCACTACGGTAAGAATGACGACATGTGGCGCAAGGCACTGCGGGCTAAGGACTCGAAAGAGGAAGGTACCTGGGAATCACAATGATCGAATACCAAGATTTCAGCGAGCGCCTAGAAGACGTGACCTCGTACCTGTACGATTGGATGCAGGGCGTGGACAAGGACTTTCAGTTCGCCGCTCTGGACCAGTGGGAGAAGGATGACAAGACGCGCTTGGAAGAGGAAGGGCGACCAGCTCTCGTCTTCGATCGCACCAGGCCCATCATCGCCTCAGTAGCAGGCGCAGAGATCACCAACCGCTATGAGCCCAAGTTCTTACCAAGGGACGCCGACCTGGACGACATAGACGTACCATTCTCCGAAGCTGGTAACAAGGTCATGAAGTGGGTCAGGGATCGTGGTAACTTTGAGAATGCTGAGTCGGCAGCCTTTCAGTCTGCCCTGATCTGCGGCGTAGGGGTCACCGAGTTCTACATGGACTTCGAAGAGGACCCAGACGGCATGATCCGTCTCGCCCGTGTCCCCATATGGGAGATGGGATGGGACCCCACAGTGACTGCTCCGAACTACCTGGATGCCCGGTATGTCATGCGTGACCGTTGGATCGACGAGGATGAGATCATCAGCCGCTTCGGTCGAGAGAACTACGATGAGGTCGTACGCATAGGGAACGTCGAGATGACTGCTGGCCGTGGCCTCATGGACCGCGTGCTAGGCAGGGAAGTAGACGACCCACGGCATACCTATTTTGAGACGAAGGCAGGCCACCGGTATGACAGCCGCGCCGGGAGAGTCCGTCTCTGGGAGATGTACCGCAAGGAGCGGACCTACATGACCAGGATCTTCCTCCCTAACGGTGAGGATATGATGGTGCCCAAGGAGAATACGCAGGACGCCTTAGAGCAAGCCAGGGCAGCCATGCTGCAAAACCAGATGTTGGAAGCAGCCGCCATGGGCCAGCAGCTAGGTCCGATCACGCCACTGGATTACGTCGAGGACTACCCAGTCACAGAGATCCGTCGCTCCTACCACGCGGGCAACCGCACCATCCAGGACGACGTGGTGCAGCTGAACACCTTCCCCTACCAGTTCATGACCTGCTTTGAGAACTGGGCAGACCCACAGCGCCTCTACCACTACGGCCTCATGAAGGCCATGCGGGACCCACAGAAGTACGCCAACAAGTTCTTCTCGCACGCCGTACACCAGTGGGCAGCGAACCCCAAGGGCTCCATCATCTACGAGGAGGACCTCTTCTCCGACCTCACCACTGCCAAGAAGGAGTGGGCGAAGGCCACCGGGATGGTCCCCGTAGACCAGGGCAAGCTACAAACTGCACGTCCCAAGTTCCAACTCATACCGTCCAACACCAACATGGCCGGTATCGAAACCCTACTCGGTCACGCCATCAGTTCGATCTCATCGGCTTCTGGTGTGTCAGAGCAGTACACGGTCGGCACGGCCCAGGACCTGAAACGTACCGCAGCCACTGCGGTCCAGTCCGTCAAAGACTCGAACATGGTGACTCTGTCCCAACCGTTCGATGCTCTCCGTCTCTACAAGAAGACACAGGGGAGGCTTCTCTTGGACTTCGTTTCAGCCTACGTGCAAACTAAGCAGCTGGACAAGCTCCTTGGCCAAGATCCTGAATCCATGATGTTCATTCAGGCAGCCAAGGAAGGCGACTTGTCTCAGCAGTACGAAGTCATCGCGGAAGAGAGTGCCTCTTCCAAGAGCAAGCAGATGGACGTGTTCGCCAAGGTTATGGAGACACAGTTCATCCCGCAGCTCCTGGAACTCGGCGTTCCCGTACCTCCCACCCTGGCCAAGTACTTCCCCTTCCCGGCTGATATCAACGCTGATTTTCAGTCTGTGCTTACCGAAGCCAAAGAGATGATGGAGATGCAGGCAGCCATCACGAAGATGCAGTTGCAGATCCAGATGTCACAAATGGGTATGCAGGAAACATCCGGTGTAGCACCTGAGGGGCAAGACGAAATCGCATTGCAGCAGGCCATGCAACAGCTAGTGCCGCCAATGCCGCCAGAGGGAGAACCTATTGTCTGATGAAGCTAATGACCATATAGCAGAACTACTGTACAACGAAGGGGCCGAGAACGACACCGAAGACCCAGGAGACATGCTCTTAGAGGATGAACTCCATCACTCGGACATGCCAGTCCGGCTGATAGGGTCCGAAGATCCAGACGACCTATTGGCCAAGGAGGAAACGTTTGAAGTTGACACGGCCGATAAGGGTGTCAGCCCGAACCACACCGACCAGCTCTTAGCAGAGCTGCGCAGTCAGTCACAGGGCAGGCTCAACGAGATCACCGAGCTGCGCCAATCGAATCGTGATACGAACGAGGCGATGGCCAGCATGCGGAAGCTCTTCATGCAAATGGAGACGGCCAACGCAGAGAAGGAACGCCAGGACGAGCAGGTGCGTATGCGCCAGGAAGACCTGGAAGAGTTCGGTAAGGACGTTGTCAACGACCCCCACATGCAGTACGTCTCTGAGCAGATGTCCCGCGTGACCGATGCTCAGGAAGCCCAGCGACAGCAGGAAGAGCACTATCGCCAGCAGGTCGCAGGCCAACAGCAGCAGTATCAGCAGCAAGTCCAGGGCCAGCAGCAGGCTTACACGGCCACCAAGGCGGCCGAGGACGCGTATGTAGCCGAGCACCCTGACTACTACGATGCGTATGACTTCGCGCGTAGCGCCAGGGAGACCATGTACAAGACTCGTGGCTACAACGAGGTCCAGGCCAAAGAGGCGGTCAACCAAGAAGAGATGTACCTGATGAAAGAGCAGGCCCAGATCGGCGGCAACATCGCTGATCAGGTCTACAAGATGGCCCAGCAGTGGGGCTACCAGGCCAAGCAGGCTGAGGCCGCAGCTCCCACGCAACCCCATCCACGCGGTCAGGCACAACAGCTCGACCTCGGTCGTATGCAGGCTGGCCTCAACTCGCAGGGTGTAGGTCAGGTCCCCGGTGGACTACCCGGCGGAGGCAAGCAGGTAGCCGGTGGTACCAAGATGACCGCCGACGAGTTCTTCCAACACGTCCCTGCCGCCAAGCGGATGAGGATCTTTATGAACGACGACGATGCGTTCGAAACACTTGGACGCACGGGTTATATCGTAGTACCAAACTGAGCCCCCCCGGAGCTTATCCGGGAGATTCGCAACCCCCCACTGCGTAAAAAGGGGAGGTAATCGCCCACCCTGAGGCGTAAAACAAGGAGAGTGTGTCAACCGTTTTACTAAACACAACTGAAAGGAACAAGTGATATGGCTGTACAAGGTTTTACTACGAGCCATGCTCTCGTCCCCCAGCAGTGGTCGGAAGGTCTGGAAGCCGAGGTTCTGAAAAAGATCTCTTGGGCCGGACTTGTCGGCAAGCGGAGTGATTCGCTCGTCCAGTGGAAAGACAACCTTTCCAACAAGCCTGGTGACACGGATACTATCGGACTGCGCATGCAGCTCGACGGTACGCCCAAAACCAGTTCTGACGCTGTCGAGGGTAATGAGCAGACGCTCACCATTCACGACATGACTTTCACCATCGATGAAGTTGTGGACGCTGTCCGCTTCAAGAACGTTATCGATCGCCAGCGCGTGAATTTCGACATGCGCGACGAAGCGAAAGCGGCTCTCGCGGATCAGCTCGCAGGCGCATGGGATACTGCTCTATTCAACCAGCTCGCTGGACGAATCGATCAGACCGGTGTGCTTGGTGGCCACAACAGCGTACTCGATTCTCAGGCTGCTTCACCCGGCGTGCATCGCATCGCACGCGGTGCCAGCACCGTGATGGATCAGTCGCTCGGTACCGACGATACCTTCGATATGGATCTGATCGATCTCGCATTAGAGACCGCCAAGACCACATCACCGGCCATTCGACCGGCGAAGATTCCTGGTTTCGACCGTCCCATGTACGTTTGTTTCATCCATCCCTATCAGAAGTCTGATCTGATGGCCTACTCCTCGGGTGCTCCTAGCACCATCTGGGGTAAGATTCAGCAGGACTACCGACAGGGCGGTGGTGAGCAATCCTCAAACCCCCTCATTACAGGCGCCTGTGGCGTCTATGGCGATGTCCTCTTCGTTGAGAACTCGCGTGTGCCTTATGGCCTCAGTGCTGCGGATAGCACCACTGTCGTCACCAACGTACGCCGAGCCATCTTCTGTGGAGCACAGAGTGCAGTAATGGGTTGGGGACGGCTCGGTGGGACGCCTCGGCGCTTCCGCTGGACCGAGAAGCAGTTTGATTACGACCGGGAGTACGGCGTCGCCGCTGGTTTCCTGGGAGGCATCAAGCAGACCCAGTTCAACTCACTACCGTTTTCGACGATCTGCATTTCGAC